CTCGTCACTGTTAACATCTCCTACTTGCTTTTCTTTGGCAACTAAAACAGCATTAGCTGTGTTAATCTGATGTACATTAAGCAAGTGACGTTCTTCTTCCTCTTCTGTCCAACTACCAATCTCATCCATGTTATAACATTCCTAATGTTAAGAAGCAGCTTTAATGTTAGCAGTATGTCCTGCACTCTTTTTAGCTTGAGACCAGGCACCACAATCTTTACACTGGTACCGCTGATAAACACTGACTGAAGTAACGCTGTAACCTCGTTTAATAATGTTGCTAGAATTGCAAGTAGGGCAGACTTCAGCACTTTGGTACATATTGTGGTTGGGGTGGTTCTTAATCCACGGTAACATCTTATTATACACCAATTCAAGCAACACTACATCCTGCTTATTGTACTCCTCCATTGTTTTCCACGCTTCAGGATCTTTATTCATACACTTAATCCAGAGTGTATGTCCTTCATGCTGAGACTTCTTACCGATTCCTAAACGATTGGCAACATAATCCAGCTTGTTACTAGGAAAACGAAACTGGCTACGAGCGACACGTAAAAGATCAATCTGCTTATATGGAGCGGGGGGAGTGTATCCGCATAAAAGAAATTCTTTATTAAGAGTAGGGATGTCAAACTTAGTACCGTTATAGTGAATGACAGCATCTGCCATTGATAGCAAGTCATATATGCCCTTTAACATTTTCTTTGGTTTAGAAACATACACAGAATCAAAAAATACTTCATCTTCTCCTAACCACTTAGCTGCCCAACACATCGTATAAGAAGATTCTAGCAATTGACTAAGACCTACATTCTGTTGCCAAAGACCCCAAACGTGTGCCAGGTTAGGACTGGTTTCTATGTCCAGAAGGAGTATCTTCAAGGTTAAGCCTCATCAGGGATAGGGAAAGGCCAAGCAGCATCCTCTTGGGCTTCCTTAAGTACTGCATCTCGCAGTTGCTTTGTCTCATCAGAAGCATAGTCATCTAGCTCAAAGACCTGTAGAAAAGTCTCCCATAGATCGTCTAAGCGAAGCTGTAACGATACTTTAATGGCGGCAAGGTGCATTGCTGTTTCGTCCTCTGTGAACGGTGTTAAACGCTCTCTTGAGGTTCTTAGCAATAGGCCAATATGCTCCTCCACCTGCCTCACCATTAAAATAGCATTTTCAAGATCAATTCTGTCTGACATCATGGCTTCTCCTAACTAGTTCTAAAAAATGTTGAAGGTCTACAATTGCTAACGGCTTACTGTTGTTCTGCTTAATTACGACTAAAGGCTCATGCTGCCCATGAGTCTTAGCTTGCTCATAATACTTATAAACCGAGATAGCGTTTAAGTTCTTGCACTCTATCGAATACCCAACGCTTGCTCTGGCTAGGGGACTCAGTTGAATGTCCTCTCCCCCCGCCCCCATCGACGTTGACCTCACATCGTCTAGGGTCAAGTACGAAAACGTCTCTAAAATCGAATCCCTCACTAACTGTTGGAGCCTTCTTCCCTTTGCTTTTGCTGAGGATGTTTTCATGCTTCCATCCTATTTGTTCTGGCAGGTAGGGAGCGTCGGGGTTTCTGCATCCGGTGAAGATTTCCCACAAGGCTTCTTGTTTGAGGAAGTTGGTGAACAGCCCGATTTCATGTCCGTAAGCGTCGATTTCCCAAGGCAGTGAGTAATAGTCCATTGTATCACTCTCGACGATAGTTCCTCTCCAGGTAGTGAGTTCTCCATCTAGTTCCTCATTTACAAATTGTTTAACGTGTACCATCTCATGAGCCAGTGTGGTGAGTATTTCTACTCCTGAGATGTACGGGTGTATTTCAATCAAAAACTCTCTAGGCTTTCCTCTACTGTTACGTTTAGTAACCTGAGTGTAGCCTAGACTGTCTAGGTGCTTATCGAACTTAATGGTCACTACGATATGCCGTGATACCTTTTTATTGAACAGCGAATTACCGTAGAAATTAGCTGCCTTGATAAGGTAATCATTAAACCTTTCATCCGAATGACCGTTGTTATGGAGAAGGATTATCATTTAAAACACTCACAGGGTTTATCTACATTATCGTCATCATACTCTTTTACTTGTTTACGTACACGGGCAAAAAATGTTCTAGGATCTTCATGCTCAGTTGCTTCTATTCCTAGTTGTTTCATCTTTTCAAACAAAGGTTCTAAGGATTGTAAATCTTCTTTAGACATAATAGTATAGCCTATTTCTTCCTCTGCCCATTTACCCTTAGCCCAAATGTCTTGTCTATTTAAGTAAACTAAATACCAATGCTGTTTTCCTGCTTTAAGGCATCCTGTGCAATTAGCATGTTTAAAATGACTATAAGTATTAGGAGGGCTGATTCCTATCTCTAAAGTGCTTCCTATCGTCCTGTGTTCCCACAGTGCTAAAGGATAATCAGTTTTATATCCTTGCACTCCGAGTATTTGACTTCTTCGCTGAATTCTAGCTTTTTCAGTTTTATCAAACCCGTAGTACAAAATGATATTTTTATCTGGATAATTATCTTTTAACCATACCTCAAATGGAAGTGTTTTAAGTCGATGTGTACAAAGAGCCGTACCGTTACCAACTTTAAAAGCTTTTGCATCTACAACAACATCAAACTGATCTTTAATGTCCCATTGCGGATGGTTGGCATACGTGACTGGAATACCTAAATAATCAGCAACTTCTTGTTTAAACCTTTTAATGTCTTGGTTTTCAACTCTTGAATTGATGTCATGGTTTAGCAAAATAACATTTTCTTTACCATATTTTCTAACAACTTCTATGGCGACTAAGGCAGAAGAGTGACCCCCTGAGTAACAAATAACATGTTTAAGGCTCATGTTGGTGGTCTCCAGATTTCACCTTCAGCTCGTCTAAGGTATAAGAGTGTTGCGTTCTCAATAACTCGCTCCTCTGTTCCGCCGTAAGCTTCAACACAAGCAGCGTACATTTCTGATGCACTATCACATCCGGCGAGGATCTTGTCTGCTTTAACGGGACCAATTCCTTTAAGTCCAATGATATTGTCAACACGGTCTCCGGTTAAGACTTGTAAATAAAAGTTAAGGAGAGCTTCTGCTTCAGTTATGTCCTTCATTTCCTTCTTAACAAAGTTCCAGTGCTTGCCAGGCAATTGTTCAAAGTCTTTATCAAGGCTAGCAATTATACTGGTACAGCCCGTTGCTACATGGGCAATAGCAATGTCATCATCAGCTTCCTGATCGACTGAAACTTTAAAGTCCCATGCCTGTACGAGGTAGTCCCGAATAAACTCTAAGTGTTTAGGCTTAGCGGATGTACGGTTTCCCTTGTACGGAGCAGTGACAGCAACATCATTACGGAAGTTTGTCTTACCTGTTAAATATCCCTGATACGTCTCACAAGTAAGATCTTCCCAAAGGATTGTCTCAATGTAAGTGGCTACCCTAGAGACCACAATTGCTTCAGTCTCCTCTTCAGTAGACCATCCTAGTCTATACCCAATAATGTCACCGTCAAGGAGTACGTGCATTAGAGAACCTCATCCTCAGATACTGCACCGGTACCGTAAGGCACCAGTTCTTTGAGGATAAGACGGTTAAGCCCTACACCAGTACCATGCATATTACTGAGCTTATGCGTATAGAAACCCAAGACAGCCTGAGCCTTGCTGCCGTTACCAACCAGAGCACCGCCTAAGTCAAAGGGAGCACCTTGGGAGTCCACCGGTACAATCTCTTTCGTTGAACGAGCAGTAATATAGTTCTCTCGCTCATCCTTCTTGTTCTTAACTTTAACCCCAAACTTCTCCAAAGCCTTTACTGCGTCTCCAGACAGGTTACAAATATCCACTGAGTACCGGTCACTGTTCTCAGGTGTACGATCAAGGAAAGCCCAGTAAAGCGTACCTGCTACCGTAATCGGTTTAAACTGTTGCTGTGTCATTACTTTCTCCATAATAGGTAAATTATACTACTCTTTAATTCGATAACGTCACTGTTCCGGCAAACTCTGAAAACCGGTAATAGTTCCAATCCTCGTTATGCTTCCCGAAGCCGTAGAGACCAGTCTTATCTTCCACGACAGTTCCTACTAAATCAGCCCCGTCCAGCTCTGTAACAAGTAGGATAATTTCCTGATCGTTACTAATCATCAGACATGGGAAGTCTGGAAGTACGTTATCTTCGTTAGCAAGTTCAACTCTAACTTTCATCATCTATCCTTTAATGTGTATCGTACCAGCTTTTTCCTACTTTGTATTCCGCACCTACCGGACAACGGAATCCCAATACTTTCCCTGCTGTTGCTGCTGCTTCAACCACTAACTGCCCGACAGTTTCGCCATATTGCTCGGCTGTTTCTATCTGGACTTCATCATGGCAGAAACATACCAGTTTATACGGTATTTGCTTTTCTGTCAAGCACTGTTGTATTTCTACCAACCACTGCTTTGCTATTATAGCACCTGCTGACTGCAAAAGCGTATTAAGTGCTGAATGAGCTGACCTAACTTGTAGTTTATAACCAGCAAGACCTGTTAATGGTCCTTTAGCCGCCAGTCTTTCAACCTTACTTTTAAGCTCAGCATAGGCCGGAACTGCTTTGTTAAACCGACTGATAATGCCTTGCCCTTCCTTAGCAGTAGCTCCCACCACTGTTCCGATCTTAGTAGGAGAAGCCCCATACAGCATAGCATAAAGCACCGTCTTTGCTGTATCCCTAGACGCTACACCGAAGGCTTGTTGGTTCCTTGTGTGTACATCTCCGTTAACTGTCTCATTTATGTAATCCTCATCATTAAGGTAGTGAGCAAAACAACGCAACTCAATACCAGAAAGATCGACACCAACAAGCACGTTACCTGTTTCCACTGTCCAACAAGAACGGAACTCCTTTCCAAGCTCTGCCCGTACAGCAGGAACTTGAGCCATATTAGGGCTGTAATGAGTAGCCCTTCCAGTGATAGCACCCATACCAACAACTCTTCCATGTACTCTCCCGTCATCCCCTAGTTTATCAAGCCACGAGTCTAGCTGAGCAGCCCTCTTCTGCAAGGTTAAGTACCTGGCAATCGGCTTAGCTTCAGGGATGTCGATAGACTGTAACACCGTCTCATCCACAATCACCTGCCCCTTCTCCGTAAACTCCTTAGGCACCCAACCCTTAGACTGTAGCCGCTTAGCAATCTGCTGTCGTGAACCAATCATAAAGACTTCAACATTGTCCTTTAACCGCTTACCTGTCTTTGCTGAGATTCTTTCAGTCACGATAGGCGGGAAGATCTCTTGCAACTCTTCCTCGATCCTCGCCATTTCTGTCTTAATCTCACACAAGAGCACCTGAGCATATGGTACATCTAGCTTAAAACCATTACGTTGCATCTCAGACAAGATACGCTCTACCGAGTACTCCAATTGAATTGCTTGCTCAGTGATACCTAGCTTTGTATTTTCCTCTAGGAGTTTATTGTAGACCTTTGATGTTAAGTCAACATCCCGCTCACAATAGACAATCATTGCATCCGTCAAGCCGCCATCATAATCAGAGAAATCAATCTTAGGATAACCTAGTAGCAGTCCCCAAGACTCTAGCGAATGTCCTGCTTCTCGGCTAGGATTGTACAGTCTGGATAGTAGCAGAGTGTCCTGCATCTGCTCATCCCTGATCCGTACATCCCATACTTTTCTGAGCACGTAAGAATCAAACGAGATCAAGTTATGTCCTAGAACAACATCAGCATCTAACAGGTACTTTTCTAGCCCTTCTGGATTAGCCCATACCTTCATCTCCTTTGTTTCTCTATGTAGCGTCACACAACACCAGATTGTATCATGTTTAAGGTTTGTCTCAATATCCAAAACAACTGTCTTTGTCATCCTACTTCCTAATTTTGGAGAGCACAGTCCGGTTAAACTCTTGCAACTTGGGGTATCCCGATAAAGCCCCTTGATCGTACAAATTCATCACTTCAATACATTTCATAGCAAATAAGTCTGTTGGGTCTAGTGTACTGTCTGTTTCCCCGCTCTCTAAGCACTCAGGGCGAGGTAGCTTACAGAACATCCTTACTAAACGATCTACTTCGGCTCCAAACGCATCAGCTACCCAAGTACTTTCCCACGGTAAAGGAGTTTGTGCATACTTTGCTGTGCCAAAAACTGAGTGTAACCCGCCGGCTAGGCAGATCTCATGTGATATTTTCAGGCTTTTTAGTGCATGAAATGTCCTCATCAAGTGATCTTTTAATGTCCCATCTTTGTGCTTATACTTATCTGCTCCAACATCTAGCAAGAACTGTCCAAGTTTTGACTCATCTTGGTGCATAGGCTTTGGGTTGACCGATGCCTTGAACATCAAAGTGGTTCTTACTTGGGGACAAATCCTGGATACGGCACGAGCACAGTGTGGGACATCGCCAGGAAATACAACCAACCGAGCATAACTAGGTAACACAGCATCAATAATCCCAGTAATCTCTTTATTATAGAACGTAGTCTCTCCGCCCCAGTTTGCATCCCATTCCTTATTCATGTAAATGATTGCTGTATAATCTTCAGCCCGTTCTGTATCCGTATGGATATAGCCCTCAGTGCCGAAAGTATGGCGATTACTGTAACAGCGAGTCAGTATCGCTTTATCAAGGAAAATCTCAGTATTGATCTTATCCCAAGCCGGTACAAATGGCTCAGGTAGCTTATTACGAACATCCACCGAGTTAGTGATAGCAGTCTTGGTGATGTCAATATTCCAATGCCCATAGGGATACTTGTGGTTAGACTTCCAACCATAGCTCCACGGTGCTGCCTGAAGATATTGCTCAATCGGTGCCATTTGTTCCGGCGTTAAGAAGTTATCTTTAATCATGTTAGTGTGGATACTCCGTAGCTTTAACCTTCCTCAGTTCCTCAATATGTCCTTCAATCTTTGCGTTAATAACGTCTCTCTTGTACTGCCGCAAATCGTTAAGCTCACGGCTAAGCCGTTCTAGCTCTAGTGCCTGATCGTGAATCACTGACTGCATATCCCGAATCATATACGCTGCTGAAGCTGAGTAAGAACCATCACATTCATCAATGAGTCTATCTGCTAACTGTGTAGCCGCTATCTGGTTAAATGTACTTTTCATTTCGTCACCTCATCTAGATCAGCAATAGTGGACCAACCCTGCTCAAGCCAAAACTCAGCCGTATTGAGTATTTTGTATCCAAGCTCATTCATAATCTCTCCTGTATCTCTAACATCCTACCGGTTTCTTTATTATACAGCAAACTAGCACAGTGTGGACTAGTCAACCCTGAAAATCTATTCTTTAAGATACTCACTCGTGTTGTATTTCGTTCAATCATGTCCTCATGCTGAGCATTTCTCACTAAACCTATCACAATATCACTCAACTGAGCAATAGAACCTGAACCCCTGAGCTGCGAAAGACTGGTTGCTGCCCCTTCCTCATGCCCTTTTGTCTCTGGTCTTTTTAGATGAGATACCGCTACGACTGAAACACCTGTTTCTTGCACCAGCATCCTGAGCTTTGTCATTAACTCATCAATTGACTTACGCTCATCCCCATTCCCTTGAGCAGACACAACCATAGAGATATGATCTAGGAATACATAACGACAATCTGCTGCCTTAGCAAAATACCGGATTCTGTTAATCACATTATCAATATCAGTAGACCCGAAGTTATCCCAAAAAAACAACCTATCTGACCCCAGAGTATTGTCAAAAGCATGGCGAAGATCCTCTTGCGTCACAATAGTATCAGGTAAATGCAAGGGTTTATTCAGGAACAACGACATTACACTCAAAGCAGTCTTTCTTACCGACTCCTCCATAAACATCAGCCCGATATTGTCTTTCGTGGTTTTGAGCAAATGCCACAAGATCTCCCGTAGAAACTGACTCTTACCTAGACCAGAACCAGCACACACCGTAATCAGCTCACCGCCCCTGATGCCATAGGTCAACTCGTTCACCCCAGGCCACGGATACAATGCCGAGGACTTCTCCACAGGCTTATTCACCTCATCCCATAGCGTAGCCCCCGCCACAATACCATCAGGTGTCCACTGCTCTGCTGCCCACCACTGTTTGACATACTCTGAACCTCTCCCTGCTGTCAGGTAGTCACAAGCATCCTTCATGCCTGATACGTGCTTAACAATCTTGCACTTGCTACCGAGGACTTCAGCTACTTCGGCTGCTGCCTTGCGTCCTGGTTCGTCCTCATCAAAGCTAATGTAGATATGCTCAAAGGTGGATAACCATTCATACGAGTTTTTAACGTCTTTAACAGCACTCTGAGCACCGTTTCTGATGGATACATGGGGATACTTACTCCCTGACATCTGATAACCTGCTAAGGCATCTAGCTCTCCTTCGTGGATGGTGACTGTTTTACCGCCCATTGGGAACAACTGCTGCCCAAACAGGGTTGTGTCTTTCCAGTCTCCCTTGATAGCAAAGGTCTTACTCTCAACTGAGCGTACTTTACTGGCAATAATAGCCCCATCAACACCCGCATAGGGATAAGTATGGCTCGTATCATCTACGGATACCCCGTAGGTCTGACAAGTATCTCGTGTGATGTTTCTGGACGGTATAGCCTTGATCTCTCCTTTGGTTTGTCCCATTGGGGCGGTAACAGGCTCAGGTTCAGCCGTGTCTCCCTCTCCAGCGGTATACGTTAAACAGGCATAGCAATACGTATGTCCATCGCTAAACAGTGAATTAGCATCACTGCTGCCACACTTTTCACAACCGATATGCTTAACAAAAACAGAAGCACTTTTCATAAATAGACGCCTAAAAAAATAGACAAAATAATAGTTGACAAAACAAATAACATCTGATACCCTAAATCTTATAAGACTTTAAAGCCGGTAACAGGCTATTAAGGATATTAAGACTTTAACGGAAGTACTCTTTAAAGGGATAATAGAAGTTATCATTTTACTTATCTTATAAGTCAGTAACAGGCTGTCGAGCCTATATAGTATCTAAGTCATCAACATCAGGTACATCAAGATCATCTTCACCTCTCAGATCTGGCCTGTCTAAGCAAGTCACCTGATCCTTTATTGTCCTGAAACAGTTATTACATAAATCATAATAAGAATAATTCTCAACTGACTTTCTGGTGGCTTCGTAGTCAGTTAACGATATATCACAAGCAGAACACCTCATAACAAACTCCACAATAGCGTTTAAACTGCTTTAGAAGTCCTGTGAGCCGACTTCTGCCTTATTTAGTGCTAGGGTATGTCTTTCCTTAAATAAAGGGAACAGCGGCTCATCTGGAGAGAGTGCAGTATTTAGCGTATTCTGAGTTTCATAATACTCAAATGCTGCTTCAACGATCTTTCTGAGAATACCTAAGTTAC